TGTAACCTATCTGATGGTGCAGTTGCTGCACTAGAGGATCAAGGTATTCAAGTGAAGCGCAAGGAAGATAAAGGCTTCTATATTGTAGCTAAGTCTAAGAAGTTTCCTATCAAGACTGAGATGCCAGACGGTTCAGGCGTAGCAGGTAAGGTAGGTAATGGATCAAAGGGAGTAGCGTGGATTAAACCATATGCTTATCAGTTCAAAGGTAAGGCAGGTGTATCCGCAGGTATCAATAAGCTAGTCATCACTGACTTGATTGTGTATGAGGCTGATGGTGAAGCTCTTGATGATAACTTAGAGGAAGCCTTGTAATGAAAGCCCCATCAATGCAGGATGTAACAGCCCTCATTGATGGGGACATCCTAGTCTACAGGATAGGGTTCTCCGTTGATGATCCAGAAGAGGAGAAGTTTGCCATCTCTAGGATGGGACACTTTATCGACAACCTACTAAGCGTTGAAGGTGTCGAGGCTTACTTTGGTTTCATAACAGGGAAGACAAATTACAGACAAGACATAGCTACTGAGATTACTTACAAAGGTAACAGAGCTAAGGCTAGAAAGCCTGTGCATTATGATACACTTCGTGAGTATCTCACTAGCAAGTGGGGCTTTGAGTTAGTAGAAGGTCAAGAAGCTGACGATGCTATAGGCATTGCTGTCTATGATCTGCCTGAAGATCGTTCGTGTGTCATGTCTATTGATAAAGACTTGGACATGCTACGCGGTTGGCACTACAACTTTGTTAAACAAGAATTATATTATGTAAAGGAAGAAGATGGTATAAGAAATTTTTATACGCAGATACTAACTGGTGATCGTGTTGATAACATTCCAGGACTTAAAGGTATAGGTATTAAAAAAGCCACCAAGATACTACAAGACTGCGAAGGTGAACAACAATTATTTGACGAGGTTCTATCTGCTTACGACAACGACATTGATAAACTAACCGAGAGAGCGAGGCTGCTTTGGATAAGAAGACAAGAGAAGCAATTGTGGAAACCGCCAAGCAATTCACAGTAGGTTATGTCCAATGGGTTGATGCTGTAGCTGATGCAGGATGGGAAACAAACACTAAAGCAGAAGTGCATCCCTGTCTAAGCGTGGGATTTGTGGTAGAAGAAACAGATGAAGCTATCTGTTTAGCTGCTGCTATATCTCACGATCAATCCAATGCTAGAATACATATACCTAAAGGCTGGATCACTGGCATGAAGAAGGTAAGGTTAGATAAATTTCTAAACATTGGGAGGTCAACATCAAAACGCAAAGTGCAAAAGCGAAAGGAAGAAAGTTACAGCAATGGTTCAGAGACCAGATCCTCGAACTCTTTCCCTTTTCCAAAGACGATGTAAGGTCTACTAGTATGGGTGCTGGAGGTGAGGACATCTTGTTCTCTCAACTGGCAGGTGACAAGCTAAAGATATCTGTTGAGTGTAAGTCAAGAGAGTCTATGGCTTTATATGCTTTCTATTCTCAGGCAAAAGACAACTGCCCTGAAGATAGAGAACCTGTGTTGGTAGTAAAACAAAACAAGTCAGACCCTCTGGTAGTTGTAGATGCGGTCTATTACTTACAGTTATTGGAGAGATCAGCATGAGACATTTAGTAATCCCTGACACACAGTGTAAGCCTGGACATTCGTTTGAGCATTTAGAGTGGGCAGGTCAGTACGCAGTTAAGACTAAGCCTGATGTGATTGTCCACTTAGGAGATCACTGGGACATGCCTAGCCTGTCTGTGTATGACATTGGTAAGAAAGCGTTTGAGGGTAGGACATACAATGATGACATCGAAGCAGGTAACAAAGCTATGGATGTATTCATGAAGCCTATCATTGATGAGCAAAAGAAACAGAAGGTTAACAAGAAGAAGGTATGGAAACCTAAGAAGATATTTCTAATAGGTAATCATGAACAGCGTATCGACAGAGCTATCGAGTCTGATAGAAAGCTAGAAGGTTTGATAGGCTATGATGACTTCAATCTAAAGAAATACAACTGGGATGTAAAAGACTTTCTTGATGTACCTATTGTTAATGGTATAGCTTACAGCCACTACTTCACATCTGGTGTGATGGGTAGACCTGTAAGTAATCCTAATCTTCTCTTGCAAAAGAAGCACATGTCGTGTATAATGGGACACGTTCAAGACAGAGCTATCTCCTTTAGTAAAAAGGCTGATGGTGCTGGCATCACTGGTATCTTTGCTGGTATCTTCTATCAACATGACGAGGACTATCTAACTCCTCAGACTAATGGTAGTTGGTCTGGTGTCTGGATGCTGAACGAAGTAAACGATGGTAGCTTTGACGAGATGCCAGTATCAATTAACTATTTAAGGAAACAATATGGAGATTAAAGATACACTAGCAGCAAGAGAAGGACAGTACGGACAGTACAAAGTGGTAGGTCAGATTAGTCAGGACATCAAGGCAGTGATGAGACAATCACCTAACTATTATAACATGCCACAGTATGCTCGTGAAAGTTTAGACATGATTACTAATAAGATGGCTCGCATCCTTAATGGAAACTATCTTCTTAATGATTCATGGCATGACATAAGTGGGTATGCTGCGTTGGTTGTAATGACTAACGAAGATATGGAGAACGAGCGTGAACCTAACGATTTCTGAACTCATAGAAAAACTTAGCATGTTGGATGAGGTCGATGTACTAGAACTACTCGACCTCAATTCATCTGATATACTAAATAGATTTGAAGATTTAGTAGAAGATAATTACGATAAACTTATAAAGGAAATAGACTGATGGATTTTTATCAAGAGTATATTGCGAAGAGCAGGTATTGCAGATTCGTAGAAGCAGAAGGACGTAGAGAAGATTGGTTTGAAACAGTTGATAGGTACATGGACTTCATGAAGAATCATCTGGAGACTAAGCACAACCATGTCATGCCTATGGAGACAGACTCAGAGATGCGTGAGGCTATCAAGAACCTGGAGGTTGTACCTTCTATGAGAGCTATCATGGCTGCTGGTAAGGCACTCGATAGGGACAACACAGCAGGATACAACTGTAGCTACATGCCTGTCGATGATCCTAAGGCGTTCGATGAGGCTATGTACATCCTACTATGTGGTACTGGTGTAGGGTTTAGTGTTGAACATAAGTACGTTGACAAGCTACCTGAGATACCTGACAAGCTGTTTGATTCTGACACAACTATTGTTGTACCTGATAGCAAGGAAGGTTGGGCTAAGTCATTGCGTCAGGTCATTGCTTTGCTGTACTCTGGTGAGATACCTCAGTGGGATACAAGCAAGGTCAGACCAGCAGGTGCTAGACTCAAGACGTTTGGTGGCAGGGCTAGTGGACCAGAACCTTTACATGAGTTGTTTAAGTTTGTTATCACTAGGTTTAAAGGTGCAGCAGGACGTAAGCTAAACACACTAGAGTGTCATGACATCATGTGTAAGGTTGCTGAGGTTGTAGTAGTGGGTGGTGTTAGACGTTCAGCTATGATCTCACTGTCTGACTTAGAGGATGACAAGATGCGCCACGCTAAGGTAGGTCAGTGGTGGGAGGCTAACCCTCAACGTGCATTGGCTAACAACTCTGCTGTGTATGCTACCAAGCCTGATGTAGGACAGTTCCTAAACGAGTGGACTAGCTTGTATCACAGTCACAGTGGTGAGCGTGGTATCTTTAATCGTGAGGCTGCTGTTGCTACTGCTAAGAAGAACGGACGCAGGGATACAGACTTTGAGTATGGTACTAACCCTTGTTCAGAGATTATCCTTAGACCTTATCAGTTCTGTAACCTGTCTGAGGTAGTAGTCAGATCCACAGATACTAGGCAAGACTTAGAACGTAAGGTCAGACTAGCTACTATCTTAGGAACGTATCAGTCTACGATGACTCACTTCCCTTATCTTCGTAAGGTGTGGCAGAAGAACACTGAGGCTGAGAGGTTACTTGGTGTGTCACTAACTGGTATCCTAGACAACAAACTCATGGGAGAAACTAGTGATAAGACTAAGGCAATGCTTGAAGGACTCAGAGACATATCGGTTGATACAAACTTACAGTTATCCACTGAGCTTAATATTCCTGTATCTGCTGCCATCACTTGTATTAAGCCTTCTGGCACTGTTAGTCAGCTTGTTGACTCTGCCTCTGGGATTCATACGAGACATAGTAAGTATTATGTCCGCAGGGTACGAGGCGATAAGAAAGATCCTCTGTCCACGTTCATGACTGAGCAAGGTATACCTTCTGAGGATTGTGTGCTACGACCAGAGTCTACTACTGTCT